ACGACTACATTTACAACTACCTTTAGTACGTCTACTAATAGAAGCACCACTACTACATTTGGCACTACCACAACTGTATCTACAAATAGAAGCACTAATACAGTGTTTAATACAACTACATCACGTAGTACAAATAGAACAACGACTACAACTTTTACTACGACATTTAATACATCACGTACTACAACATTTAATACATCACGCACAACTACTATAAGCACAAATAGAAGTACTACAACCACATTCGGTACTACTACCACTGTGTCCACAAACAGAGCTACTACCACAACTTTTACCACTACGTTTAACACATCACGTAGTACAAACAGAAATACTACAACTGTGTTTAATACTAGTACTGCAACTTCAACTAATAGAAATACTACTACTGTCTTTAACACTAGTACTACTACTACTTTCAATACTAGTAGAACCACAACGTTTAATACTAGTAAGTCAACTAATCGTACGACTACTACAACTTTTACTACAACGTTTGGAACTTCTACAAATAGAAACACAACGACTGTATTTAACACGTCTACAGCTACATCAACTAATAGAGCGACGACAACTACGTTTAATACGTCAACTACAACAACAGTATCTACTAATAGATCAACAACAACTACGTTTACGACATCTACGTCGCGTACAACTACTATATCTACAAATAGATCAACCAATACTGTTGTATCCACTAACAGAGCTACTACTACTGTGTTCAATACCTCTACAGCAACGGCCACAAGTAGAACTACTACAGTATCAACTAATAGAGCAACAACTACTACGTACTCTACTAATAGATCTACAACTACTACATTTAATACAGCTATAAGTACATCAACTAGTAGAACAACTACAATATCTACTAACCGTGCTACTACCACAACGTTCAACACATCAACAGCTACAGCAACTAGTAGAACTACTACTATTAGTACAAACAGAGCTACGACTACTACATACAATACAACAAAAACAACTAACACTGTATTCAATACATCGACTACAACGCAAACGTCAAGAACTACTACAATATCTACCAATAGGTCTACGACTACAACATTTAATACATCTACTAGTACAACAACTGTATTTAATACTAGTACTACAACTACATTTAATACTACAACTACATACAGCACTAATAGAAGTACGACAACTACTTTTAATACTAGTACTACAACTACGTTTGGTACATCAACCACTGTATCTACCAATAGGGCAACTACTACTACGTATGAAACTACAAAGACTACAAATACAGTGTTTAACACGAGCACCACTACTCAGTTTGCTACTACCACTACATACAGTACAAACAGAAATACTACCACAACGTTTAATACATCAACGGCAACTGTAACAACATTTAATACAAGTACTACAACTACTTTTATTACAACAACTACGTTTAATACAGCTATAAGTACTACCACTACGTTTAATACAAGTACCACAACAACATTTAATACCACGACAACGTATAGCACTAATAGAACTACCAATACAGTATTCAATACTAGCACGTCTACTGTTACCGTGTTTAATACATCAACTGTTACGCAAAAAACAACTAGCACTGTTGTTAGTACAAATAGATCCACAAGCACAGTGGTATCTACAAATATCGATACAACTACTACATTTAATACTTCAACTAATACTATAACGGCGTACACAACAACATACTCAACAAACAGAGATACTACTACAACGTATAATACTACAAGAGCTACAACAACCACGTATAATACAAGTACTAGTACAACTACAGTGTTTGAAACAACGTATGAAACAAATAGATCTACAACTACAACGTACAGTACAAATAGAACAACCAATACTGTATTTAATACATCAACTAACACAACAACTGTATTTAATACAACTACCGCTACAGTAACTACGTTTAATACAAGTACAGCTACTACAACTACGTTTAATACAAGTACTAACACTATAACGCTATATAGCACAACATATGAGACTAATATTGATACGACTACAACTTTCAATACATCAAGAACTACGATATTTATAACTACTATAAGTACAAACAGAGATACAACCACAGTATTTAATACAAGTACGGTTACTGAAAAAGCTACTAGCACTGCATATAGCACTAATAGAACAACAACAACAACTTATGAAACGAGTAAATCTACTAACACTGTAGTGTCAACTAATAGAACAACTAACACGGTGTTTAACACAACTACAGCAACAACTACTACGTTTAATACTACAACTGCAACTGTTACCGTGTTTAATACTACAACTACAACAAATAGAAGTACAACTACTACATATAGTACAAATAGAAGTACAACAACTGTAGTATCAACTAATAAAGCTACAAGTACAGCATACAGTACTAATAGAGCTACTAACACTGTTATAAGTACTAACACTGTGTTTAATACAACCACAACATTTAATACGACAATAGCATTTTACAATACAGTAAGATCAGATTACAATACTGACAGGGTAGACTACAATAGCTCTAGTTAGAAAACACTAAAAGTGTGTAATAGTATATAAAGAAATTTAAATTTAATTTAATTATATGGAAATGTTTAATAGGAAGGTTCTGAAAGAAAGAATAGGGCACCTTCAAAAAAATGATAAGCTCGATTACTTGGAGCAAGTAGAGGGCTATGTTATACGAAAGTGTAGCGAAAACGGAATAGAGTATGCTTACGATGTGATGGCAGAAGAGATGCCTTACTTTAAAACAATGGCATACACAGAGTTGGCAACGTGTTTTTATTTGCAGCCAATGAACTTCAAGATAAGAGACGCACAATTGCCAGATGCGTTTCATGATAAAGATCATGAAGTTTTAGATTATGCTTCTTACTTTGTAAGTAACATAACAGATAATACTGCCAACAAGTATAAAGATAGGTTAGATGACTACCAAAAGTGGCCAGCTAAAGACTACTTAGTAATACTTCCAGGTTCAAACAAATTAAAAGACAGATGTTGTTTGAACAAGATGAGGCACATACAGAGAGTACATAAGGGTAACGTTTTATTTAAACCGCATCCGATAACAACTCATCAAATCATTGGTGAGATGAAAGATTTGTTCGGACAGGAAAATGTACTGCCAAGAGAAATGGATATGTATTATTATATACAAAAGTCAAAGAAAGTATATACAACTCACTTAAGTGAAAGTGCTGTGTATGCTAGTGTTTTAGGTAAAGACATAGAACCATTTGATGTATGGAATAATATATTTTACGGGTCTTTCTATTGTGTTAGTAATCATTTATTTGATAACAAACATGATGCAAGAAATTATATCAACAAAGTTTTTTCAAGTCCTAAGTCAGGAATTATATGTCCTAGAATAGATAAAAACTGGAAAGAAAAAGTTGATAAGTACTTTGAGTACATAACTGCTAAAAGAGATAAGTATAAAAACTGGTTTATTGATAGCAGAAAACCAAAAAATAAAAAATAAAATTTAATACAATGAAAATAAAAAAAGACGAACTAAAAGAATTACAGGATAGAGTTTCTAACATAAATCAAGCTAAACTTAGACTTGGTACACTAGAAACACAAAAGATGGTTATAGCACAAGCTATAGTAAATCTACAAAGACAGCTTGAAGAGTTTCACAAGAAGCTTGACGTGTTATATGGTAACGGCGACAAAATAAGTGTTGATGTTACCACGGGTCAATATAAAAAATTAGAAAACGATGAAGCTGATAAGAAAAATTAGTGTTGGCAAAGATTATAAAAACGATGCTATGCACTACTCTGTAGGCCAAGAGGTTTATGGAGGGCATACTATTTGCGACATCTTAGAAGATGATAGCAAGTACAGTGTGTTTATAAAAAAGAATAATGATGTGTTGCCTTGGAAAGACTTTAACAAAAACATGGCAATATCAGTTGAGTATAACTTAGAATATTGAAAGGGCTATTTGACTTTATCATAACACCAAAAGGTAAACGCTATAACAACACGAAGCAAGTAGGTGATACCGAACTCGTGCTGAACGCTTCATTAGAAGACCATTTAATGATAAACCGTACAGGTATTGTAAAAGCGTTACCTACAGTTGGTGATACTAATATACAAGTTGGTGATGAAGTAATTCTTCACCACAATGTGTTTAGAAGGTGGTACAATGCAGAGGGGTTAGAAAAAAACAGTAGAAGCTTTATAGATGAAGATACATACTGTGTATCTAAAGATCAAATATTTTTATATAAACATAAAGGTATATGGACAGCCCCTGATGATTATTGTTTTGTAAAGCCAATAAAATCGTATGATAAACTCAGTGATGAAAAAGAGCAACCGTTAATAGGTATTTTAAAATACTCTAATAATAAATTAAACGCGCTAGGATTAACAGAAAATACTTTAGTGGGTTTTAGCCCTAATAGTAGATTTGAGTTCGTTATAGAGCGCGAGAGATTATATAGAGTGTTAACTAATTCAATTACAATTAAATATGAATATCAAGGACAAGAAGAAGAATATAATCCAAGCTGGGTATAAAGCTGTTGATGAATTAATCAAAGTTGCTAAAGAAGAAATTGTAGATACAGAAGAGGATGTATCTGCTGATAGATTAAAAAATGCCGCAGCAACTAAAAAGCTAGCTATATTTGATGCGTTTGAGATATTAAATAAAATACAAGACGAGCAGAACATGCTTGATGGTAAAGTGCAAGAAGATAAAACACAAGCCTTTGGCGGCTTTGCTGAAAACAGATCTAAATAATGTATAACCAAACATTATGTAAAATTGTTGAACCTATAAAATTAACAACAATAAATAGGTTAAACAAAAGCAAAAAGTGGAAGTATGGATATAACAAAGAACATGATGTTGTTGTTATATCTAAAACAGGCATGATAGGTGATATAATAGAAATACAAAATCTACAAATAGCATTACCTAAACAACCAAAGAAAATACATAAGTTTAAAAAGGACAAATGGGAAGTAACACCATATCCAAAAGAACTTAATAGGATAAAATCTATATTTGATTGGAGAGATTATCCTAATGAATTTAAAAGCAAGTATATTGATTATATTGAAGAAGAGTTTACAAAGAGAGAAAATGGCTTCTGGTTTTATAACAAAGGCATTGCTACTTATATTACTGGTACTCATTACATGTACCTCCAATGGTCAAAGATTGACGTCGGACACCCTGATTTTAGAGAAGCAAATAGATTATTCTTTATTTTTTGGGAGGCATGTAAAGCGGATGCCAGAAGTTATGGTATGTGCTATCTCAAAAACAGACGCTCAGGCTTTTCTTTTATGGCGTCGGGGGAAACAGTTAACCTCGCCACAATATCTTCCGATGCACGTTTCGGGGTATTGTCCAAATCTGGTGCCGATGCGAAGAAAATGTTCACGGATAAAATTGTCCCGATTTCGGTCAACTATCCTTTCTTCTTTAAACCGATCCAAGACGGAATGGACAGACCCAAAACAGAGTTGGCTTATAGAGTACCTGCTTCAAAGCTTACTAGAAGAAAACTCACCGCAAGTTCCGAAGATCAACCTGAAGAACTCACGGGGCTCGATACAACTATTGACTGGAAAAATACCGGTGATAATTCGTATGACGGAGAAAAATTAAAGTTATTAGTACACGATGAAAGTGGTAAGTGGGAAAGACCAGATAATATATTAAACAACTGGCGAGTAACTAAAACCACATTACGATTAGGTAGTAGAGTTATTGGTAAGTGTATGATGGGCTCAACTTGTAACGCGTTAGACAAAGGTGGTGATAATTTTAAGAAATTATATTATAACTCTGACGTAACTAAAAGAAATAAAAATGGCCAGACAGCTTCAGGACTATATTCGTTTTTTATACCAATGGAGTGGAACTATGAAGGCTTTATGGATGAGTATGGCTTACCTGTGTTTGATACACCAGATAACGAGGTCTACGGTCCACACAATGACCTTATTGATACTGGCGTTATAGATCATTGGCAAAATGAAGCTGATGGTTTGAAGAACGACCAAGACGCGTTAAATGAATTTTATAGACAGTTTCCAAGAACTGAAGAGCACGCGTTTAGAGATGAAACTAAAAACAGTATATTTAATTTAGTAAAGATATACGAGCAAATAGATTACAATGAAGAAACAAATCAAGGTATATCTATTGGTAATTTTCAATGGATTAACGGGGTAAAAGATTCAAAAGTACAATTTTATCCTGATCCAAGAGGTAGATTTAGAATTAGTTGGGTGCCACCAACTCACTTACAAAATAGAGTAATTGACAAAAATGGCACTAAATATCCAGGCAATGAGCACATGGGTGCTTTTGGTTGTGATAGTTATGATATATCAGGTACTGTAGATGGTTTAGGATCTAACGGCGCTTTACATGGTTTAACAAAGTTTAGCATGGAAGACGCACCACCTAGTCAGTTCTTTTTAGAATACGTGGCTAGACCAGCAACAGCTGAAATATTTTTTGAAGACGTTTTAATGGCGTTGGTATTTTATGGTATGCCAATACTTGCAGAAAACAACAAACCACGTTTATTATATCATTTAAGAAGAAGAGGTTATAGAGGTTATTCAATGAATAGACCAGATAAAGTTTGGAATAAATTATCACAAAGTGAAAAAGAAATAGGTGGTATACCAAACTCTAGTGAAGACATAAAGCAAGCTCATGCGGCAGCAATTGAAACTTACATACAAGAACATGTGGGTTTAAAACCAGATGGAGGTTGTGGCAATATGTATTTTAACAGAACACTAAATGATTGGTCGAAATTTGATATTACTAAGCGTACTAAGTTTGATGCTACTATTAGCAGCGGTCTTGCGATTATGGCTTGTAATAGACACTTGTATCAACCGAATAAAAAAATTGAAAGAGCGAAAGTAAACTTAAGTTTTTCAAAGTATAATAATGAAGGATTTACTTCACAAATAATAAAATAAAACATGAACACAAAGAGCGCACAAAATTATTTTCCAAGTCAAGTAGTTAGTGACCAAGAAAAAAACAGCTACGAATATGGATTAAAAGTAGCTCAAGCAATTGAAGCTGAATGGTTTGGTAAAGACTTTAATTCTAATAGATTTAGTTTAAACCAACAAGATTTTCATAAACTAAGACTATACGCAAGAGGCGAACAATCAGTTCAAAAATATAAAGATGAATTATCTATTAATGGTGATTTGTCATATCTTAATTTAGACTGGACACCAGTTCCTATAGTTCCAAAATTTGTTGATATTGTTGTAAATGGTATAGCTGAAAGAGGTTATGACTTAAAAGCATATTCTCAAGATCCGTTTGGTGTAAAGCAAAGAACAGATTATATGGAATCTATTGTTAGAGACATGCAGACATCTGAAATAAATGACGAAGCATATGTAACGTTAGGTTTAAATGTTTATGAAAACGATCCATTATCTTTACCTAAAACAACTGAAGAACTAGAGCTACACATGCAGCTTGATTACAAACAATCAATTGAAATAGCCGAAGAACAATCACTTAATGTTTTATTTGATGGTAATAAATACGACAACACGTTAAAAAGATTGTACTATGATTTAACAGTACTTGGTATAGCCGCTGTTAAAAATAACTTTGATACATCATCCGGTATAACTGTTGAGTATGTAGATCCTGCAAACTTAGTGTATTCTTACACTGAATCGCCTTATTTTGATGATATATATTATTGTGGCGAAGTAAAAAACATACCTATCAACGAGCTTAAAAAACAATTTCCACATTTAACAAACGAAGATTTATTAGAGATAGAAGATCAACCACATCAAAATGCTTATGCAGCAAATAGGTATAGTTCATCTTATAATGATAACAACGTAGATAATAATATAGCGCAAGTTTTATACTTTAATTATAAGACATATAATAATGAGGTATATAAACTAAAACAAACAGCAGCTGGTGGATCTAGAGTTATACCAAAAGATGATTCATTTGAAGCTGTTGGAGATGTTCCATTTGAAAAATTATCTAACTCATTAGAGGTTTTATATGAAGGCGCTTTAATATTAGGCACAAAAAAATTACTAAAATGGAATTTAGCAGAAAACATGTTAAGACCAAAGAGTAACTATACTAAAGTTAAAATGAATTACGCTATTCACGCGCCAAGAATATATAAAGGCAGAATAGAATCTTTAGTAAAAAGAATAACAGGCTTTGCTGACATGATACAGCTAACGCACCTAAAGTTACAACAAGTAATGTCACGTATGGTTCCTGACGGTGTTTATTTAGATGCTGATGGTTTAGCTGAAGTTGATTTAGGTAATGGTACAAATTACAACCCACAGGAAGCGTTAAATATGTTCTTTCAAACTGGTAGTATAATAGGTAGATCATTAACACAAGAAGGTGATCCTAATCCAGGTAAAGTACCTATACAAGAAATAGCAAGTGGTAATGGTGGCGCTAAGTTACAAAGTTTAATAGGCACATACAATTATTATTTGCAAATGATAAGAGATGTAACTGGTTTAAACGAAGCAAGAGACGCTAGCACACCGGATAAAAACGCTTTAGTCGGTATTCAAAAGTTAGCGGCAGCTAATTCAAATGTTGCTACTAGACATATACTTCAAGGTGGTTTACATTTAACAGTAGAAACCGCAGAAGCTTTAGCATTAAGAATATCTGATGTTTTAGAATACTCTTCAACAAGAGATGCTTTTATACAATCTATAGGAGCTCACAATGTAGCATCATTAGAAGAATTACAAGAGCTACATTTATATGACTTTGGAATATTTTTAACTTTAGCTCCTGATGAAGAAGAAAAGCAATTACTTGAAAATAACATACAAATGGCTTTACAGTCAAATAGTATTGAACTAGAGGATGCTATAGATGTAAGAAATATAAAAAATCTAAAATTAGCAAATCAAATGCTAAAAGTAAGACGCCAGAAAAAAATAAAGATGGACCAGATGTTAGCTCAGCAAAATATAGAATCGCAAGCTCAAGCTAATGCACAAGCGCAACAGGTTGCTGCTCAAGCTGAAGTTCAAAAGCAAAATGCTATAAATTCTTTAAAATTACAAGGTGACGCACAAAAGGCTGAGCTAGAAGCTAACAAGTTACAACTTGAAGCTGAACTTAAAAAAGACTTAATGGCACAAGAGTTTGAATACAACTTAGCTTTAAAAAATCTAGAGCATAGTTCTATTGCAGCTAGAGAGGAAGAGGGTAGAAAAGATGATGCAAGTAAACAAGCAATTGCTGCAAGAAAAAATAAAAATTTTGAATCTTCAGGTAATGATATAATGAGTGGGAGTATTGGTTTAGGAAGATTTGAACCAAGTTAATGTTTAACAAATAAATAAATAATAATGGCAATAGTAACTAACGATTGGACTGGTAAAATTACTGGATCCGTTTTTCAAGTAGGAGGTGGTGATCCTATTGTACCGCCAACTGGTCATGTATTTGTAGCAATCACAGCTCTAGCCGCAACTGATTTTGTAGCTTCAGGTGGTCTAGTCGCAGATGATGCAACTGTATGGGCTAACACTGAAGATGCTGCTAATGATTTAGCTGCAGACTCTGAAACAATAAGCGAAGGATCTGGTGGTGTACAAATAAATGCTACAAACTTAGATTTACCAGCTGGCACTACAATTTATGGTAGATATACAAAAATTGATATCAACGCTGGACAAATTATAGCATACATAGGAAAAGCTTAAGAAATTGTACGAGAGTACATATGTTTAATTTTATAATATTATATTATGGCAAATGATGAGAAAAACGTCAATATAGACGAAAAAAACGCCGAGTCACCACAGGGTGACGGTAAGGTAAAAAAACCTCGTCTTAAAAAGTTTCAACAAGATGAAGAACCTATAAAGGTAAATCTTGCTGAGCCAAAAGAAGAAGAGGTTAAAGAAGAAGAACAACCTAAAGAAGAAGTAAAGCAAGAGGAAACACCTGTTGTTGAAGAGGTGGTAGAAGAGAAAAAAGAAGAGGTTGTTGAAGAAAAAGAAGATCCAGTTGTTGAAGAGGTAACTGATGAAGAAGTAGAGGAAAAGGTAGAAGAAGTACAAGAAGCAGTTGAAGAGGCGATTGAAAAGGCAGAAGAAACTGGTGAAGAGTTACCAGAGAATATCCAAAAGCTTATGAAGTTTATGGAAGAAACTGGTGGTGATCTTGAGGATTATGTTAAGTTAAATCAAGACTATAGTAAATTTGATGACACGGCGTTATTAAGAGAATACTATAGACAAACTAAACCACATTTATCAAGTGATGAGGTTGACTTTTTAATGGAAGACTCATTTACTTACGATGAAGATGTTGATGATCCTAAGAACATCAAGCGAAAGAAATTAGCGTTTAAAGAGCAAGTTGCCGACGCTAGAGCCCAATTAGACAGGCAAAAGTCTAAATACTATGAAGAGATTAATGCTGGTGTTAAGTTAACACCTGACCAAAAAAAGGCTATTGATTTCTTTAATAGATACAATAAAGAACGAGGTGAGCAAGATAAAATTGCAAAGCAACGTAAATCTGTATTTCAACAAAGAACTAAAGATGTATTCAACAAAAACTTTAAAGGTTTTGAATATAACATTGGTGAAAAGAAATTTAGATTTAATGTTAAAGATGCAAACAATGTTCAAGAGCAGCAGAGTGATATTAATAATTTTGTTAACAAATTTGTTGATAATAAAAGTAATACAATATCTGATGCAAAGGGATATCATAAATCTTTGTTTACCGCAATGAACGCAGACAGCGTTGCGAATCATTTTTACGAACAAGGCCGAGCTGATGCTATAAAAGAAAGTATAGCTAAAGCAAAAAACGTTAGCATGGAACCTAGACAAGGTTTAGGTGAAGTTGAAGCGGGTGGTATGAAAGTAAAAATTTTACAAGACAATGATATGAGTTCATTTCGTTTTAAACCAAAAACAAAATAAAGTTTAACAATTATAAATATAAATAATTATGGCAGCAATTACTCCAACAGGTGGATCGTCGTTAAATAGCGTACCTTCACCAGTTAAAGCGGCGATAACTACTAACTATTTAGATTTTACATCTGGTAGTAACGACTGGTCTCAGCAGTATCTACCTGATCTAATTGAGCAAGAAGCAGAAGTATATGGTAAAAGAACTATATCTGGTTTTCTAGCAGCAATTGGGGCAGAAGAGGCAATGAGCTCAGACCAAGTAGTTTGGACAGAACAAGGTAGGTTACACCTTTCGTACAAAGTAACAGCATATGCAGCAGGATCAAACACTGGTGACCTTACTTTAGGTCAAGCTCCAGGATCAAGTGCATCTGCAGCGTCTACTCACGGTATCAGAATCGGTTCAACCGTTCTAGTATCTGATGGACAGGCTAACGCAGTAGTATTTAGAGGGTTAGTCACTCACTTACCAGCAGGTAACAAAATCACAGTAGCTCCTTATACAACAGGTGATGCTTCAGGTGATATTGCAGATGTTTCAGGTATCAATACAACAACTCTAGGCGCAAGTGGTAGAGTATTTGTTTATGGTTCTGAGTATGGTAAGGGAACAAATGGTATGGGCGAAACTACTGGTAATAACCCAGTTATGCCACAGTTCACTACGTTTAACAACAAACCAATTATCTTAAAAGATCATTATTCAATTTCTGGATCTGATACTTCAAGAATCGGTTGGGTTGAGGTTAGCGCAGAAGACGGAACTTCAGGATACTTATGGTATCTAAAAGCAGAAGCTGAAACTAGATTAAGATTTGCTGATTATCTTGAGATGTCTCTTTTAGAGTCAGAAAAAGGTACAGTAGGTGGATCAGTAGCTGATAATTCAATCAACGGTGCAGGAGAATCATTCGGTACTGAAGGTTTATTTAAAGCTATCACAGCTAGAGGTCACGTGACTTCTGGTATTGCAGGAACTAGTGCAGTAGATGATTTAGGATCTTTTGATGAGATTCTTAAAAAGTTTGACGAGCAAGGTGCTATTGAAGAGTACATGCTTTATTGTAACAGAACAGTATCATTAGCAATTGATGATATGTTAGCAGCTCAGAACTCTTACGGGTCTGGTGGTACATCTTACGGTGTATTCAGCAACTCTGAGGATATGGCATTGAATTTAGGTTTCTCTGGATTTAGAAGAGCATCATATGACTTCTACAAATCAGATTGGAGATACTTAAATGATATTTCATTAAGAGGTCAAGACGCTTTCAATGATATCAGAGGTGTTTTAATTCCAGCTGGTACTTCAACAGTATATGATGAAGTAGTTGGTAGAAGCATGAGAAGACCTTTCTTACACGTAAGATACAGAGCTTCTCAAACTGATGATAGAAGAATGAAAACATGGATAACAGGTTCAGTAGGTGGAAACATCACATCTGATCTTGATGCTATGGAGATCAACTTCTTATCAGAAAGATGTCTAGTAGTACAAGGAGCTAATAACTTCATGTTACTTAACTAATACTTTTTAAAAGAGTTAGGCGCTTCGGCGCCTAGCCCTTTTATTTTTTTAATATTTAATTTTATTATATCATGGCAAAAGCAAAAAAGAAAGCGGCAGCTGCAGAAGCACCTGTAGTTGAAGCTATAAAACAAGAACCCAAGAAAACAAACACTTGGGAAATAAAGGATAGAAACTACTTTTTACTTAGAAATTTAAATCCTTTAACATACACTATAAGATCAAGAGGTATATTTTACTTTGATGAGGAGAAGGGATATGAGAGAGAGTTGAAATACACAATTAACCAAAGAACACCATTTGTAGATGAGTTCAAAGGTGAAGCAAGACTTGGTCATATTGTATTTGAAAACGGTGCACTGTATGTACCAAAAGAAAAACAAACATTACAGAAACTATTATCACTATATCATCCAGATAGAAACACTTTGTTCCAAGAACAAAATTTAGTTAAAGAAGCTGAAGATGATATGGATTACCTTAACTTAGAAATAGAAGCTTTAAATCTAGCTAGAGATATGGAGATCGATAGAGCAGAAGCTATACTAAGAACAGAACAAGGTAGTGAAGTTTCTAACTTAACTTCTAAAGAACTAAGAAGAGACATATTAGTGTTTGCTAAACAAAATCCAGAATTACTGATTGAGTTAGCAAATGATGAAAATGTTCAGCTTAGAAACTTTGGAATCAAGTGTGTTGAATTAGGATTAATAACTTTATCTGGCGACAACAGAACATTTACATGGGCTAAGACAGGTAGAAAAGTTATGAACGTTCCATTTGATGAGCATCCATATTCAGCTTTAGCTGCTTGGTTCAAAACCGATGAAGGTTTAGAAGCTTATAACAATTTAGAAAAAAGATTAAGCTAATTAATCACTTTATAGAGTAGTCATCTCTATGAGGTGACTACACTATATAAAAAGAAATTATGGCAGTAAATATAAACACAGTATACACTAGAGTACAGTCAATAGCAAACAAAGAACAAAGAGGTTACATAACACCGCTTGAGTTTAATAGGTTTGCGAATCAAGCTCAGTTAGAAATATTT